TTTCCCATTTTTCTTTGGTTTTTTATTCTTTATGATATTAATTTTAACATCTCCATTTATAATTTGGTCTTGTACTTTAGATGCTTCTTTGTAGTTTTTACAATTAGTTACATCCACATCAATTGTTAATCCTAACTCTTTTAATTGTTCATGCGTTAATGTTTTAATTCGTTCAGGTTCTACAAACGCTGACGGATACAATACAGGCTTTGGATAATTTCTTTTAAGTGGTTCTTTCTTAAAGAAATATCCGGATATATCAACATATCTTAATAGTTCAATATCTCCGTCAACAGTTGTTGTTCCGTTTGCTGCTTTAAGCATTGCAATCTTGTATCCGAATTTATTGGATATCCACTTAATTAATTTTACGTGTAATCTTTTCATTAATAACCTTTTACAAATTGATAAAATTCAGAACGAGCATTACCATCGTCTAAAAATGCTCCAGATAATTTTGCAGTCTTCATAGATGCACCTCTATGTTTAACTCCTCTACATGATACACAATTATGGGTAGCTTCAATCATAACAGCTACTCCTTTATTATTAGTAATTAATTCGTCAACTGCATGCTGAATTGCAACTGTTAATTGCTCTTGTATTGCACCTCTTCTACCAAAGTAGTCTACTACTCGATTTAATTTACTTAAACCTACTACATTGCCATTTTCTGCTGGAATATAAGCAATATGAACTAATCCTTCGATTGTTTGATGATGATGACTACACATTGATGTTAATGGAATACCACCTTCAAATACAATACCGTCATAACCGTCAGATGGAAAAGATGTGATATCTGACATTGGTTCGTATCTACCTCTCCACAAATCATTAACATATGCTTTTGCTACACGTTTAGGCGTATTGTCAGAATTTGGATCTAATTCCCATAATACTCCCAAAGCAGTTAAGAATCTACCATAGTGACGTGCAGCTTCATCGATGATTAATTGTTTTTCTTCTGTAGTTAATTTAGCGTCTGGACCGAATATAGCTTGTTTAGTTGCTAATTGTGTAGATATACCATTTGCGAAACCAGATTTAACTAATTCTAAGTTTTGTCTTTGTTCTTTTGTCATAACTTTATTTTATTATTAATATAATATGATATTTTATTTCAATATCCAACCTTACATTGTTGGATCATTTGGTGTATCTATTCCAGATGCATCATATTTTGTTGTATCGCCGATTATTCTTAATATTATCCGATTAACATCATTACCATATTTTCGTTGTAGATATTGTATAATTTCCGTAGAATTAGCATCGTCTAATGCAAACCTAGCATTTAATACTGTATCGTATCTTGTGATATTCTCAATATCATTAGAATCTTCTAAATCATTTAATAGCTCTTCTAACCAATCCAAATATAGCTCAATAAAATTTTGAGGTCCTATTTCCTCAATTTTATTAATATTTGATGTTTCTAATAATAAATTTTTTAATTTAATCACAATATTCCTTTATAATAAATACGTTTAGCGCGGAATTAACCTTCACACGCCAAACATTCTGAATATAAATCTCTTTGCATTTTTGAATCAGCTCTTAAGTTAGATTCAGATCTTAAATAGTATAACGCTTTCAATCCTAACTTCCATGCTTCAATATGAACTTGGTTAATCCATTTTGCTGGAGCATCTTGAAAGAATGCTAAATTAATACTTTGTCCCTGATCTAAATATTCTTGGCGAACTGCTGCTTGTCGAACTAATTCTAATTGATTGATTTCTTTAAATGTTAAGAATACTTCTTTTTCTTCTTTAGTTAAGCATCTTACGTTGTGTACAGAACCTTTATCTTCTGATATCTGATCCCACACTTCTGGTAAATTTTTTCCTTTAGAAATCAATAAATTTTCTAAATAAGGATTTCTTCTAATGTGAAGTCCTTTAGCATCATCATCAACATATACATTTCCAGCTAATGGTTCGACACCCTGGGATACTCCGCCTGCTAATTTAGATGAACTACGATTTGGTGCAATTGCCATTAATGTTAAATTGCGTCTACCAGTTCCTTCACACCATAATGGAGATCCATATTTTTCGCCCATCCATAAAGTAGCTTCCTCTGCTTTTTTACGAATATCACCAAATATGAGTCTAGTTAATGATCTTGCTTCTAATCCGTGGAATGGAATCATTTTAGACTGCAAATATGAATGCCATCCTAATGTACCTAAACCCAATGCTCTTGATTTCTCAGCAAACCGAACTGTGTCTTCAATTCCTTTAATATCGCTAGCTTTTTCTAAAAATTCTGAAATAACTGCATCTAAGAACAATGTTGCTAAAAATACTGTATCGGTATCTTTCCACTCTTCGTATTTAGCTAAGTTTAATGAACTTAAACAACAAACTAAGGAGTGATTTGCATCAGTAGGTAAAAATATCTCAGAACATAAATTAGAATGATGAATTTTTAAATCATAATTCTTCCACCATTCTGGAACTACTTTATTTGCATTATCAATAAACATTGTATATGGTTCGCCAGTCTTAACACGCTTTTTCAATGTTGCTAACCACAATTCTCGTTCTTTGCCATTTTTCTCAACAACTTTAGTCATAAACTCATCAGTGAATATTGCACCTTGATGTATATTATGACATTGTCTCTGAACTTCGCCTTTTGGTTCTCTAATTTCTAAGAAGTCTGGAAATTCTCCATGTTCTGCATTTAAATAAATTGCAACAGCTCCGCGTCTTAAACTTCCTTGTTTGGATGCCAATATCCAAGAGTCATATCCTTTAATAAATGGAATGATACCATCAGATTTACCATTTTCACCATTTCTAATTGGTGATCCAATTGGTCTGATTGATGAAAAATCATATGCCGTACCACCACCCGCTTTTGAAAGCATTGACATTTCTGTACTTTTTCTGTTTAACTCAAACATATCATCGCCAACTTTTCCGGAAAAACATGATATTGGAAGTCCTCTATCATTTCCAAAGTTAGCACAAACTGGTGTTGATGGTATTAACCAAAGCTTTGATAATATATCATAAAATTTAGGCTCTAATGTAGGATCATTATGATAATTAGCAGCAGTGGATGCTAATCTTTTATATCCAGCATTTGGAGTTTCTCCTTTTTGTAAATATTCACCTTGGATTGTTGTTAAATAAAGAGCATTATTCCCTTCTACCGGAAAATCTTCTCCTACTTTCCACCCTAATTTTTTTGCTATAGGATGGGTTTCTATTTTTTCTGTCATATTATGTATTATTAAAATAAATCTTCAGTTTCCCAATCAGCATTTGGTTTTGCGTATCCAGTTTCACGATTAAAAAAGAAGTCTGTTTGTTGTTCACCTGATACTAATATATAAAACCAATCCATTTCTTTAAGTAATTCTTCATCTACTGGGTATGAATGATTAACTCTTAATTCCTTTAACTTTCTATTTGCTCTATCATACATGAAATTTTGAACTTGTGCTTTGGTAATTGTTTCTAAATCACCTAATTTAAACACTTCATCGATAAATGCAAATTCATTTTGTAATGCTAAATTAAATCCGTCAATAATATCGCGTTCCAATATTGGCGAATATAGTCCACGGTTTTCATCAATTAATGTATTATATAATTTACAGCCAGCTTCGGAGTGTAATGATTCGTCTCTAATCGAAAATATCATTTGTTGTCCAATACCCGTCATCAAGTTTTTCTTTCTCAATGAAAGCATAATAGCAAATGATGAAAATAATTGAATTCCTTCAGCACATGCACTAAACAATGCTAATGATCTTGCAATATTCTCTAATGAATCATCATTTTTATCTACATTAATTAACATATCTAATTTATCCATAATAGATGGATCTGATAAAAATGCTTCATAATCTTCTAAATGTAATACTTCATTTAAATAAGAATATGCAACAGCGTGTATAGTTTCAAATGAACTAAATGTTTGTGCCATCATTCTAATTTCAGGAACAGGAAACCAGTTCGTAATGTAAGTACTCCAGTAATCTGCAATTTGGGTTTCGGATTGAAAAAATCCTTTAAGAATTTGGCCGATTACACTTTTTTCTTCTAGAGTCAATTCATTTTTCCAATCTGAAATATCTTTTTGCATGTTAATTTCTTGGAACATCCAATGTGCATTTTGTTGTTGGAACCAATAATCATATGCCCACTGATATCGAAATGGTTTAAATGCTAATCTAGGAGTTAAGATTTCGCTCTTTTGAGTTGTAAAATACATATTGTAATCTTTTTTGTTAATATTAAAACTGTTTTTAGACAAAAAAAGGTCGAGTAATTCTACCCGATCCTTTATTTTAAATAAATATTGTTTACCCTAAAGTATTCTTCATATCTCTGAACTTTTGTGATAAACTTTGTTTCATAATATTCTCACCAGTTTTCATTGTTTTTGTTGTTTCCTTGCCTTGTGCTGTTTGTGGTTCAAAGAATTGAAATTGTCCATTATTTGTATTAATCTTACATGGTAATGTAATACCATCTGGTCCGAATCTATTTTTAATTACGTGGCCTCTTCCTGTACCTGACATTTTATCCTCAACCTTTCTTGACAATGACATTAAAAAGTCAGCTACCATTACTTTACCATATGAAGATGCAATCTTATCTGCTTCAATAATATCTTCCTCTAATGCACTTCTACCTGCTTGCGATGCAGTCCATACTGGTATTTCATATTCGCCTGCCATACCTCGCAAATCTTCATATAATTCTTCTAACGCTTCGTGTTTATCTTTCTTGGTATTAATTTTTAATAAGTCACCATAATCGACAATTACAAGATCCGGTTTCTGACCTAGCATTATAGTCTTTTCTAAGTGTGCTTTAAGCCCAATTACACCAACCGATTTAGTTGGATAATACTTTACTATCAAATCACCCTTAAGGGTTTCCATACGTTCTTGTATTTCAGTTTGATAATTTTTTAAGTTCTGAGCATTAATACCCATAATTACGGAGTCATATCGTTGACCTACATAATCTTCATTTAACTCTAATGTATAATGCAATACCGTTTTACCAGATTTCATTGCATTTGCTCCAATATTAATTAATAACCAAGATTTACCAATACCCGCAGGAGCCATTACTACACCCAATTCGCCTCGGGCTAATCCGCCGTCCATTAAATCATCAATGACATCCCACCCAGTACCAATACAATGACGAGCTGCTTGATTGTACCTACGAGCAATATCCTTTTTATATTCTAATCCAATATTAGTATCAGCTCCTGCTTTAAGAGCTAAGTCCATTTTAGATTTTATTTCATCATAGTTACCGTGCTTTAATAAACTAACAGATTCCATGATAGCTCGTTTCATCTCTTGATTCTTACAAAATTTTAAAATTTCATCTTTCACGAAAGATAAATCATCAGATTCCATGTATCGAAAAACTTCTTTGAGTTGTTCTAATATTGCAGTTTTTAGTATATCCTGCTCAATCTCTGTTACTTTAACTTTTAATACATCTTTAGACGGTGGTGTCTTATATTCTTTAAAGTGGTCTAGTATAACATTTAATAACCATTGGTTTGCATCAGATTCAAAGTATTCTGGTCGTATAATATCAGCAATTTGTTGTAAAAATATCCGATCGGTAAACATTGCTGATATTGTCTTGACTTGAAAGCCCCATCCATATTCTGTTAATTGATCTGTCATATAATTGTTATAATAAAAAAGATATTACTATCCAAATTTAATTGTGTGTTTGTTTTGCGAAAGCCTGTAATGATAACCAAGTATTATTTAACCAATCTGGTAAATTTTTCATGGTAGACCACATCTTATCTTCCATGAAGATTCGTTGAAATTCTAATTTATTTAATTGCGGGATAGGCCCATTAATGATACTTCTGATATTGGATGTATGTGTTGCTGAAATATCTAATAATCGCAAATTCATTAATCTATAATTTTTTTCAATTATTTCTTTTGAATCTA